TCGCCCAGGATGCGGCGGGTGTTGTTTTTGAGTTGGACCCGGATTGGATAGGTCGATGCGGGCGTCGCTAAAACTGCGGCGTTTGCCGTGCCACCAATCAATGCCTCGTTCCAAGTGCTGTAAAGCCGGACGCCGTTGGCGGCATCGACGTTGACGTACCACTGACCTTGGGGGGATTGGGCGCCGCCGGGGAAGCTGGCAGCATCCACAAAATCCAAGGTGCTGGTGCTAATCACACCAGTTGTGGTCATGCGGGTGATCTCCAGCAGGTCGCCCGTCATGAAACGGTTGTTGCCGAAGTCGAAGCTGAAACGCTGGGCGGTGACGTTGACGTCCGCAGGATCCAGCGTGCTGTTCAGATAGTTCTGCTCGCTGGTGCGGGTTAGTTCAATAACCCCGTGCGCTCCTAGGTAGACCGCCATGATTACGAACCCATCGTGGCCTTCGTCAGAGCACCGGAAGCGGTAAAGGCAATCGACGCGGTAACCAAGTCACCAACGCGGCAACTGATCGAAACCGAAGTCACCACGCACTTAAACTCCACTTCACGGTTGGTGGTGTCGGCCAAACGCAGCAGAATCGTGTGGGTGGCAACAGTGTTGGGGGCGCTGGTGCGGATCACGTCCTCCAGAAGCGCACCACCGTCAACAGTGTTGGCAGCCGTGACGTAGTAATAAGCCGTGGCGGAACCAGAAAAGCTCTGGATTCCAGGCACAAACTGGCGAGCAAAATCGCCAAGGCTGGTGGTTTCCAGCGTGCTGGTTTCAGCGGTGAAGGTCCACTCGCTGAGTTTGGCGATCTGGGTGCCGTCCACCCGCAGACTGCCATCAATGCCGGTGAAATGCTTGGCCATAGCCTCAGCTTAGCTGTAAACAGCAATAAGGCTTACTGAAACAGTGTAAATACCTGGCTTTACTGCATCGACCGATGGGGGTTCGGCGTAGCGCCATTTGTTTGTCCCAATCGTGAAGGAGGTGGTCATGCCAGCAAACGCTTGGGCGGGCAATGCAAATGTTTGGAAATTGCCCTGGACACTTCCGTAGTGCGTGTTAAACGCCAGGGCGTTGGTTTCGTCGATGTTTGTATACGTAAGCGCCAGTCCATGCCCGGTGGCGACTGCGCCGTACAGCACGCGGACTTCAGCGCCACTCGCAGCGTTGAAGCTGGACTGCCCGAAGCTGCCAGGCGTCCATGTCCGAGTTGTGGGGTTGATTGCTGGGAAGCTCATATCACTACTTTATAGGTGTTGCCAAAGACGAGGTTGGCAAAGTTCGTGGGCATCAGAGTTGCGGTTACATCCACCAAGCCGTCAGCACGGTATGACGCCGACACAATCTGATACTGACTGGTGTTGCTGTAGGTCTTGCCGGTGCTTGCGTTCACCGTGAAGTTAAACGTGAATAGACGACCCGGCGACAGATCAATGCGCCCTAGGAAGGTCGTGAATGTGACGGTATGGGTTTTCTCCAAGCGAGTGGCAAGGACAAACTTGGCGTAAGTAATCGCGTGACTTTCGGTTGTGCAGAAGTCCGATAGGTCAAAGGAAATAACGTTCGAGCCGGTGTAATTGGCGGGCGCAACGCTCACTGTGCGGGGTTCGCCAAGCATGTACTGCTCTTGGAAGCGATAAGTGACGTTGACAAGCGCCTCTTCGCGGTCCTGCAAAGTTGCGTATTCCACCTGATACGACTCAGCAATAATGTCGTCCAGCGTTAAAACTTGGCTGGCAGCAGCGCCGGAGGTGCCAGTGGACGCATCCTGCGTGGCGATTGTGAAGGAATACTTGCCCTGATCCATACCGAAGTTCAGCAGGAAATACTTGGCGTATTCCGCGATGAACTCAAAGGCACCGCTCTTTTCTTCAATCACACCATCAAAGAACAAGCCCTTGGAGCGGGTAAAGGTAATCGCCTTAAGGAATGACGCCGTGTCGATTGCGCTGGAAGCAACAGCGCCAGTGCCGCCGGGGAATGTAGTCAGCAGATAGTTAGCGAGTTCGGGGAACATGTTTGATGATCCCGTTCCGCCAGTCTCAAGCAGCGTGATGTCCGCGCCGTTGTCGTAGTAAATCGACAGTTGACCGGCGGATGTCATGCCCTTGAACCCCCGCAGGTTCATTACCACCATACTCATGTACGGGTAGTTCGGGGAATCCTGGATGATCTCGTTGACGTAGCTGATGCTGACCGCATAATTGACGGACTGGTCGTCAAGCGTTACGTCGCCATAAAACGGTGCAAAGCCACCCTTGAAAGAAAGCTTGAAGCCGTCGTTGACGTTGATGTTGACCACAGCCGCATTGCGGCTATAAATAATCGGAAAATCGCCCTTGCTTGCTGCTTGGTGGGAGACATTTCCCTCAAACAACACGGCATTAAAGTTCATGTATTGCTCGGCAAAAGTGTCCGGCAGAATTGGCTCGAACTTGTATTGGACTGCGCTTAGGGAAGGGTGTTGGATTTTTAGCTTTGCGAACATCGCTGTGGAATCTGCCGTGGCGATGATCAGCGGCTTGATCGTCAACTGCCGCCAATCTGCAGATGCGTTAGTGGCGCTGCGCCAGTAAATATGAAAAGCCATCTTCGGATTGTTTGGATCCGACAGGATGGAAGTGAAGTTGGGCGGCGTACAGGGATTGGGTGCTGGTAGGGCATACCCGGTGGCGGGGGTTGTATTGCGATTGCGGTTCTCTCCCGTATAAGGCTGATATAACGTTCCAACATTGCTGACAAAGTTAGAGAACTTACGCGGGACTCCACCAAGTCCTGCAGACAGTGGCACCAGTGTGTCGGGGTCCAGTGCAATGACATAGCGTGCGCCGTTATTCCAATCCTCTTGGCGCGTTGCAAGTGCCGCATCTAATGTTGACCTGTTATTAACATCTTTTCTAAACGCATAAGGATAGAAGCCTGAAAGAGCTGTGGCGATTGAGACAACACGGTAGACGGATGTATCTCCAAGAATCGTCCTTACCCAAAGGCTGCCAGGAGGTGCGACCTCGTTTTTATTTGATGAGTTAGCGTTTAGTGCAGCCGCAAAGCCAACTTCCGTAACTTCACAACCCCTAGTGTTCGAGACAAAGCCTGTAACAGTATTTAGTGGGACCGAAGTGATGGTGCTCGCGGGCGAGATGACTTCTGCGTCGCAGTCAGGTTCCTCTCCGCTAAAACCAAAAGATTCGTTAGCATCGAAGGTTTGAGAGAAACAACGCACCTCGCCGTTGTTAATCGTCCCAGTTAGATATTCATCAGCGCCGGTCAGTTCCGCAAAAGACTTGAACGCGCCGTACAGGTTGACGTTACTGATTGTCGGATCATTGTCGGCAGTTGCTCCGTCAGTTAGCCCTACCGCGTAGTAGCTGTTACCCAGGCTGTCGATTACCCGACTGCCGACGCGGATTCCACGATCAGAAGGCAGTCCCAGTTGGATGCCGCCTTCACCGATTACATAAGCAGCACGCAACCACTCGTACACGCCTTCGCTGTGCATCCGCTGGTACACAGCATCTGGGGTTGCAACTAGCCCGCCGGATGTTGTGGTGCGTTTGCCGAAAAGAATTGGGATACTCTGTCCCAGCTCTGCGATTGCTTGACCGGCATTAAGGGCATAAGTAGCAATGCCGCGAGTACGTTGTTGTTGTGGGGCTTTCTTGCGTGACGGTCCGGTGTAAATAGGGGTGGCTCCCCTGTACGAACTCTGACCTTGAGGTACGTCTTGCGAATAAGTCCATACCCACTTATTCGTAGTAACCCAAGACTGTGTTTCGCGATCCCAAGCCCAAACAGTTGGCGTCGTATTGCCTGAGCTTTTTGGGAAATAAAGACTCATCAGCTTCGCCCAGTCAGAGGTAGCTTACCGGCGTTGGCTGTCGTCAAAACCCGGAATGGCACCACGCCAGGTAGTTGGACGCTGCCGCTAATGGGACGCAAGGGTGAACCAACTGTTAGTGCTACAGCGGTCAAGTTGAATTGCGCGTCAGTAACGCGACCCGTGAACGTCCAAAAGGTCTGCGTGCCGCTGGTTCCAGTGACAACGACGGTGGACCCTTTTGTAATTAGATTCTCAACGTCTGCCTGGCGCAATGTGCCAAGCGGAAAAGTAATCGTCAGTTCGTCGGCGTCGTTGCCTGCGTTGTCGGTGTAGTTGCTGACTTCAAACGGCAGGAAATCAGCCGCCGTGGCATCGTAGTTCTGCTTCGACAGCGGCAGTGCTGCAATCGAAACGGACTGGTAATACGCAGTGGTGCTCACAGACCCATGCTCCGGCGGGCGGCGTAACTACGTCCCAGTTGCCTCATCATATTTGCTTGGCCTGCGTTGGCTGCCGCTGCCATGCCGCGCTGCATGTCCGTCATCGTGACGTAATCGCGGTTGTTCATGCGGATCACAGGTCCGGTGGTGATGTTGACCGAGGTGCCACCGCCAC